GTTATCACAGAGACAACCCAGCGCACTATGCGGGTGACAAGCAACCCGGTTGAGGATGGGATAAATATATCAGATCATGTTATTGAGGAGCCATTACGGTACTCAATGACCGGCATTATTACTGACACGCCTTTAGGGGTGGCGGCAATTTCACAGCTTTCAGGTGGTGTTGTTGATGCTGTAACGGGTATTTTTGGTAGTTCTGATGAATCTAATGTCACACGGTCAAACCAGGCCTATTTGCAGCTTGTAGAATTAATGAGGCAGAGACAAAGAATAACGGTTAGCACAACAGTTCAGAATTATGATGATCTAATATTTGAGACGCTATCAGTTAATACAGATAAATCCACCGCAAACGGGATACATTTTTCAGCGTCATTTGTTCAAGTGCTCTTTGTTGAGCTTGCAAGGCAGGGCATACCCCCGGATAACATAGAGGCACAGAATGACTCTGCTGCATACTCAGACAAGCAGAATTCTGGTTTTGTAGGCGCTACCCCGGCAACCGCGGTAGAGGAAGAAAGCATCAGGATAAGTGTTGACTAATGATACAGATAATTAACATACCGGAAAATTCCTCATTTTTTGAGACATCGCTTGATGGTGAGAGTGTTCGCATTGACCTTTACTATTCTAAGACTGCAGACCGTTATTTAATGGATGTTGAAAACAGAAGAATGAAGCGTAAGGTAACTGGGCTTATATTGAACACAGGTACTGATATGCTCTCATGCGCGGGCAGGTTAGGGCTACAGGTTCTAATGCTTGTCAGCCTGCCACAGCCTTCACTTGAGGGGTCAATACAGAACTTTAAGAGCGGCTTAAAGCTGGTTTACATGGATCTTGCAACCTATTCAGATTTTGCATTGCACGGAGGGGAAACACGGCAGCAGTGGATAGAGCAGACACCTAATGACATCTAATATTAAATTTAACCGGAAAATAAAAGCATCGTTTAATAATGGTAAATTTATTGAAGGGCTGAGGATGACTTTCCGGGTTGAGCGCGTTGTTTTTGATGCCTACGCAAAGCTTAAATTAGAAATCTATAATATGAATTTCAAACACGGGGAGCAGAATTCATTATTTGAGCGTGGTGATAATGTCATTTTAGAGGCTGGATATGCTAATAATGTTTCTGTGATGTTCTCAGGCCTAATAAATAATGTCCAGTCTGTTAGAAATGGGGTTGATGATATCGTAACAGTATTTGCTAGTGACAATGTTGTGGGGCTTGATCTGATTAATGTGTCCTATTCTGCCCAGACAAGTCTAGTCTCATTGCTGTCAGATCTGGCTTTTGAGGCTGGAGTTGATATTGCTGAGATTTCAATTAAGCCACAGAACATATTAGGAAAGTTATCGTATTCTAAAAAGTTCGGCAACATAATGAACGATCTTGCAAGAACCTATAAATTCACATGGTTTATTTATAATGGTGAGCTTTATCTATATGACGATGTAAAAGCTAATTCCGCAAAAACTATACTCCAGATAAACGCCAGTACCGGCCTGTTAGAATCACCTATCCTGACTCAGAAGGGCATAGATGTTAAAATGTTATTAGAATCATCAGTTAAGCCGATGGATATTTATGAGGTGAAATCAGGAGGCCTGCAATTCTCACAGGGGAATTTAGAGTTTGTTGATGTGATAACACAGGGTAACGGGCTACAGAAGGTTTTATCTGTTATTCACTCAGGCGATACCCACGGCGCTGCATGGTATACGGAAATAGAAGGCATTAAGGTAATATGAACGAGAAAATCACGATAGAGGGGCTTATTAATGAAGCCATAGAGACACGCCTGCTGGAGCTGCATACATGCATACCGGCGGTTGTTGAGTCTGTTAAAGCCTCTACCGTTGATATATCGATAGTGACAAAGCGGGTGATGAAGGACGGGACAAGTATTAGCATTCCAGTCATTCCTGATGTGCCGGTGTTATTTTTTGGTAGCGGAGGGCTTTCAATAGCCTGCCAGATTTCAGCCGGGGATGAGGGGCTGGTGATATTTTGTGAGCGTGACATATCGAGATTTATATCTGATGGTGGCGTTTCTGCCCCGGCAATGCTGAGAAAGCATGAGTATTCAGATGCAATTTTTATACCAGCATCATTAAGTAATGCGGCCCGTGTTAATATACCCACATCGGGTATTGAGATTACAGGTGATGTTAAGATAAACGGTAACATTTCGGCGACAGGTGAGGTTACGGCTATTGTAGACGGTGGATCTGTGACATTATCAGGACATGTTCATACCGGTAACCAGGGCTCGCCAACATCACCACCAACATCGGGTACATAATATGCCACTGGGAATGAAATTAGATATTCAGACACATGACCTAGTTTTGGTTAATGGTGCTATTGAGATAATAAGCGCACAGGAAAAGCTGGCTCAGGATTTAAAGACACGGCTTAAATTTAATGCTGGTGAGGCGTTGCTTGATGTTAATTATGGATTCCCATACCCGGCATTGTTTCAATCAAAACAGCTTGATCTATCACAGCTGGAGACCTTATTTAAACAGTATATATTAGAGACCAGCGGTGTTGAGCGTATAACTAAATTCTTCATTGATTTTAATAGTTCAGCCAGGTCGATGACAATAACATTTTCAGTTGAAGGTGATGATGCCTTTTTGATCGAAAATATAGAGGTGCAGCTCAATGTATGGAATGGATGATAACGGTTTTACAATAAAGCGACTACCTGAAATCAAGTTAGATCTTGAGGAGGCCGCACGAAAGGCGCTAGGGTCTGATGCATCATTGCTGCCTGATTCGATTGAGGGCGCTATTATTTCTGAATTTTCCCGGATATATTCAGAGATCTGGGAGGAAATGTATAACGCATGGTCAGCCTTTAACCCAAATGTCACAACAGGGCAGGCGCTTGATAATATATCTCTATTAAATGGTCTGATGAGAAACCCCCCATTAAAATCACGGGCCTTTATTTCTATAATTGGGGTAGATAATACCGTTATTCCAGCCGGTTCAATCATTCGCCACATTGCAACTAATGCAGAATTTCTGACAGAAACATCTGTTGAGATTGGCGTATCATTCCCGACAGGCACAGCCACTGTATTTGTAAGTGCTCGATTTGATGGGGCCATAGAGGCTCTGGCAGGTACATTAACGGTCATCGGGTCACCGGTTAATGGCTGGACGAGTGCAATTAATAACACGGATGCGGTAAAGGGCCAGCTTGCGGAAACCGATGCACAGTTAAGGGCAAGGCGGGCGCGATCACTGGCCCTTGCCGGATCAGCTTCACTTGAAGCGATTGTTTCAGGTGTGCAGAAAATAGCAAATGTCACCTTTGCCGGGGCAGTTGAAAACTTTACCGACGCTGTGGATGGTAACGGGCTTAATGCGCATTCGTTTAATCTGATAGCATTGGGCGGGGATGATGTTGCCATTGCACAGACGATATGGGAGAAAAAGCCGATAGGCATTGAGGCATTTGGATCAACTAATGTTGTGGTTAATGATATTTTTGGGCAGCCCCACTCAATCTCATTCACCCGCCCCACATCTATTCCTATTTATCTCAATGTCACCCTGTCATTTCTGGGGAAAACACCTGATGACGCTGGTATTATTATTACTCAATCCATACTTGATTATGTTGCCGGCAGTCTTATATCTGGCCAGGGCTTAACCGTTGGTGATGATGTTATTAACTCCCGCATGTATTTTCCAATCAATCTGGCATTCCCAGACATTACGATAAATCTGTTAGAGATGGGATTAGACGGAGTTGTATATAATACCAGTGATATTCTAATTGCATTTAATGAGCTTTCAGCATGGGATGCAACCAGAATTGTGGTGACAGTTGCATGAGTGATCAATATTTCTCAAGTAGGATTCTGGCCGGACTGTCATCACAGTACAGAGCCAGCCCTATATTTGTTAGTCTTATGGAGCAGCTGGCAAGTGAAGCTGACATCATAAAAGATGAGCTTGAAATATTAAAAAATAATCGATATCTAACCCCTGCTACAGGAATTCAGCTAGACATATTGGGGATATTGGTAGGTATAGATCGAGCGGTTGTTGATTTTATTGACAATATATATTTCGGATTTGCAGAAGACCCTACCGCTCAGAGCTTTGGTGATCTTAATGACCCGACAGTAGGTGGCCGGTTTGTCTCAGTCACTGAAAATCCTGCTGTATCACGGCGATTAATTGACCAGGAATACAGATCACTATTATTTGCAAAGATCACGAAGAACTCAACAAATATAACACCTGATGATGTGCTCCAAATAACACGAGATATACTTACATTAATGTTTGTTGGCGGCGAATTGATAACAGTGAATGTAATAGACTCAAATGATGCGCAGCCATCGCCTGCAGATGCTGCATTTACAATTCAGATTGGAGCTTTACTATCGGGATCTGACCAGGCTTTTATTGCTGATTTGGATATTATACCGCGCCCTGCCGGTGTTAGAATTTCATATGAGTATACCACTCCTCCGTTAACCTTACTCGGAAATGATGGCTTGATACTATTCACAGAAGACAATTTGCAATTGGAGATTCAATAAGATGCCAAAGTTCACAGATTTACCCGTTGCCACAACGGCAAAGGATAATGATATATTTTCTATTGTTGATCCCGATGCCAACGAATCACGACAGATTGACCTTGTAACATTACGCACTCAGATAGCCGGACGGGGGATATTATATGGCGCAGCTGTTCAGGGGCTTGCACTCCCATCCGGTGGCGCACTACAGCAAATAACAGGGTATGCATCGCAATTACCGGCTGTAGACCCGAATCTTGACCCCCTTGCTGGAACAATAATAATCTCTGGCAACACAAGCGGATTTGCTCGATTTTCTATTTATGCAAACTTTGATCTATTATCTCCAAGCAATGCAGATAATAACTATTACCTATACATCAGACAGTTTGACGGCGCTACTACAACAGATAGACAGGCAGACCAATTATATACAACAGATAACGGGCTTACATCTGTTTCATTCAATAGCACTTTTGTATTACCGGTTATTGATGGTGATGTAATAACGCTACATCTTGCATCGTCAAATGTAGCGCAGAGTGTAAATGTACAGCAAAGCTCATTTATAATGGAGTCAATATAATGGCAACAAAACCCGATATGACAATCGCCTGGAGCCAGAGCGGCACCAATGTTAAACCGGCTGACTCTAAAATAGATGCAGGCTGGATAGCAGAAAAGCCACCATTTCAAACGTATAACTGGTGGCAGAACAGGGCTGACCATTTCTTGCAGCATGTTAATGTTGAGGGTATACCCATATGGGACTTGCTTACAACATATGCTATAGGCTCAATTTCTAAGGGTAGTGATGGGGTTTTATATAAATCTCTAACGGCCAATATCAATATTGATCCGGTTGCTGATGCTGGGGCTAATTGGATTCAAACAACATTTATTGAAGGGGGGATTATTAATGATGAAAATGACAATATTATCCTTGAGCTAACCCCTGTACTACTTGCTGTTAATCAGCTTGAAGTTAGAAATTCAGTGTTAGGCTCTCCAATTATATTGTCATCAAAAGGGCAGGACGCAGATATAGATGTGCAAGTCTCCCCCAAGGGGAGCGGATATTCAAGAATAACTGGAGGCCCTGCAGGAGTTGTCCAGGGGGCATATGCAAATCTTGACACTCCTGAAGTAATTGCGTTTTCTTCCCTAGTGAACAATGTATGGACTACAGTAAGCAACACTACATTATTAAATGCCGGTGCTAAAATTGCGGTTCTAAGATTACTTGTAAATAATAGCAGGCCCTCAGCAGTGGATTTGTCCGTTGACTTCTCTGTTAGGAAAGTAGGATCAGGAGACGGAATCTCTGACACTCGTGCAGTTAGTGTGCAGGCTACAAGGGACTCCCCGGGAACGGTAACTCTTAAGGATGCGTCAGACTTTCCAGTGTCCCTTGACTCTAACTATGACTTTGAATACTACCTAACTGTTTCTGGAGGGTCGGTAACTGGGGTTGATCTTAAGCTCATTGGATACTACACATGATTAAGGGCAATAGAAAGTTAATATTTTTTACTTTAGTCCTTGGAATATCATCCTGGAAATTAACAGGAGTTGACCTGTCAAATGTGGTCATAGCACTTGTAACTGGTTTCGGGATAGCAAATGGCGCTGAGCATATTGGGGCGGGGATGAAAAAATAATGGCAAAAATAGAAATGGGAGTTGGGTTCAGAGTTCTTACTTATTTTATTGCTCTTGCCACGGTTGTAGTCGCTTCGTTTTATGTCGGTACGATGTTTCAGAAGAAATTGCAACTTAAGTCAAATGTTGAAGTTCTGAGCATAGACTCTAATGAAGCCCAAGTTATATCAAAAGAAACGAAAAAAAACAGAATAGAAGTGGAGAAAAAAATTGAAAATCTTGAAGAACCTATTGTTGATGATAATGGCTATATGTCTGATGAGTTCATGCAGTTACTTCAATCCGCGAAGTCAAATGCGGAGCAAAGAGGTAACAAAACAGGTATTATTTACACCCTTACCAAACCCTGATGGAACAGGAAAGGTAAAATGCGAATCAATTGCAAAGTGGTGTCTAATGAATCTTGTTGAGATGGGCGACATAAATGCAAGGATGCAGAGGGTTCGGGATGCTGAATAATGTAAATATCTTCTATCTAGTGCATGAAATAAATCCAATATATCCATGGTCATA